ACCACGCCATGATCGAGGACATCGCGCGCCATGAGCCGCGCTTCACGGCCGAGGTGTGGAAGCGCCTGCTGATCGACCAATTCAAGGCCGACACGCTGAACGATCAATTCCCCAAGATCAAGGCGTATTGGCTGCGCGAGAAGATCGAGATGCTGCCCAGCCTGGACCGGCAGCGCGTGGTGATCTTGGGCGAGCAGACGCGGCAGTTTCCCATCTACGTGGCGAGCGCGTTTGTGGAGTGGTTATACGCCTACGGGGCGGACAAGGACATTGTGTGGAGTGAGCCGCGGGAGGTCGAATGTCCCGCATAACCGAATCCGCCCGCAACGAAGATTGCACCATCCGCCTGCCGATGGTCTGCAACTTCACGCCGGAAACGACCGTGCTATGCCACCCGAACACGCACCGGGCCGGGAAGGGCAAGAGCCTGAAAGCCGAGGACGCGCTTGGCGCCTATGGCTGCTCGGCCTGTCATGCTGTGCTCGACGGCAACCTCAAGCGGCCGGCGCATCTGACGCGCGAGGAAGTGGAACTCGCCTTCTGGCATGGGCATGCGGAAACGTACCTGAAGCTGAAAGCGAAGGGGCTGGTGAAGTGACCGCCGACCTCATGCACACCATCAACCGCCGGCAGGAATGGATTGCCCAGTGCGCCGAAGCGCGCGTGCAGGCGGCTCGCATGCTCACCTTGGCCGAGGTTACGACCGGGATCGCGTCACCCGACTACCGCCGCGCCCGGCTGGACATCCGCAAACTGGATCTGGCCATCGGCCAGTGCAGTTACGACCTCGAATTCGCCCGCGAGCAGTTGGCAAGGCTTTGTGAACCGTGGTTTCTTTTGGAGGTATGCCCATGATCCATCCCATGCTTATGCCGCGCGAGCCGGCGCCGGAAATCGACGTGAGCAAGCCGGCGTTGCTGAAGAATCGACCATTCTCCCAGCGGTACGGCTATACCGATGCCAACGGCGAACCGACGGCGAAGGGGTTGGCGACCATCGCGCCTGTGCAGGCGGACTCAATGACCGCAGGCAAGGCGTTGCTCACTCTGTACGAGGCGATCAAAGAAGATGCAAACAAGTTCTGTCAAATTGCCGTCGACCCCGCCCGACCCGGCGACGACACAACGGCGACCGTGAAGTATCGGCGCGACGAGGGCGGAAACGTCGTTGTCCAGCACGTTATTTCGGTGAAAGCCAGGCGTCTTTGGATCAAAGACATCGATTTGAGGCCCGGAAACCTGACTTATACGCCCCCTCCCCCGTCGCGAATCTCGGTGTCGTGCAGGGTAGCCGTGCCTTCAGTACCTTCCGTTCCGGCACTGAACAAATCGGGCCATGTCGGCGTATCGTTCAGCACGGCGTAGGCAAAAACGTTGATGACGCCTGCCGACAATCCGGCCGATTCGACTTGGAACTGTCCTGCCACCAGATAATCTAGCGCCAGGGTAGAAGTGTTGTCCACCGAACCGGAAGTCCAACCCGCAACCCACGTTGCACTTGACGCGATGCCATCAAGGTTCGTCTGCGTGAACACGGCATCCGTGCCGTACTTGATCTTCAGATCGCCAGCCATTACGACTCCCGCGCTTCTTGCACGTCCTGATAGCTGATTGGGCCTTCAAGAGCAAGTGTTGATGGCGTGCCGGTAGTGCCCGAGCCGCTGGCAAACACCTGTTCAAACACGGTGACTGTCCGCGTGATTGCCGTCTTGACCTTGCCAGCGCCAAGCCATCCAGCATCTACCGGCGCGCCGTTTGCGCCACTCGGTACGTTGGTCAATGCGTCGGTCAAGCCGCTACGCACATTCGATTTCCCGGTGGCAACCGACTCACGGCCTTGCAGCAATATCTGCAAGTTCAGTTGCTTCGCTTGGCATACCAAAGCGCGATTTGTGAACGTCGCCGTGCCATCTGCCGTGTCGTTGGGCGTCAGATTCGCCCAGGTAATGGCGTCCATGATCTCGCTTGCCGGCGTCACCGGGCGCCACGCGAAATATGCCGGGTCTGCCACGACGTTCAGCGAAGCTGCAATGGCAAACGCGCCATCCGAGTTCTGCGGAAGCGCAGACATCACCGGGTCGGCGTCGATGAACGCTTTGAGCGTGGTCTTTTGTTGCGGGGACAGGGACATGGCGATCCTTTACGCTGCCAACAACTTGCCCATCGCCTCGCGCGCCGCGGCAAGCCTGGCTTCGATGTCGGCAAGCTCGGCGGTCTTGGCTGCGGTGTCTTCCTCGGCCGCCTTCAGTTGCGCCCGGGCTTTCTTCAGTGCCTCGAGGTGCTTCTCGGTGGCTGCCTGTTGCGACGCGCGCAAGGCTTCGGCCTCGGCGTTCAGTTGCGCCCGCTCCTGCGCTGCCGTATCCTTGGCGAACTGCACCAGGCGCGCACCCTCGGCGGTCAGGTCAGCGACTACCCGTTCCTGCTTGGCGCGCTGGTCGGCGTATTCGGCTTCGACAGCGCCCTTGGCCTTGGCGATCTGCTCGAGGAGGCTGCTGTGTTCGGCCTGGGCCTTGTCGGCGGCTTCGTTTGCGGCCTTGGCGCGCGCAGTGGCCTCTTTGACGGCGTTGTCCAGGCCGCCCAGTTTGGTCAGCACATCGGCAGCCACCACCATCGCTTCGTAGCGGACGGCCATTTGCCGAATTGCATCGGCAGCGGTGTTCATGTCCATGGTTCAAGTCCTCATCGTGTTGATGCGGCGGATCAGGGCGGTCACCACCAGCGAGGTCGTGCCGTCACCAGCTGTGCAGCGCGGGCGCATCCAGAGCGGGCGCTCAACGCATTGCTTGATGCCCAGCGCGGTAAGTGACAGCGCCGAGCCTTGGGCGTTGTTCAGGGTGGCCCAAGAGGTGGTTGTGTCGTTTGTTCCTTCCCACACCACCGTGCCGCCAGCGCCAAGCGTGCCAGTCATCTGGATGCACACATCACCGAACTCAGGGAATGACATCGGCACGCCATCGTCCAGCGTCGCCTGCGTCAGCGCCGCCCATGTGAGCAGCTTCACCGACCCGTCCTGGGTCAGGCTGATGTCCGTGATCGTTACCGCCTTGGTTGCCATAGATGCTCCTAGCCGAGCGCGCCCATGGTCGCGTCGGGGTTTCTGAATTGGGGAACAACAGGGGCTTGCGTCATCGCCTGCACCTTTGCAAAGCGCAGCATCATCAAGCCGTAGCGCGTGGCGCTCATCAGATCGTCGCCTTCCTTGACAACCTTGCCGTCCTCGCGGTGATACAGGCGGAATTCCTCCCACCAGTCATGCAGGTGCCTGGCGACTTTGAGGCGCCCGGTCTGCATGCGGTCCAGCATGTCCATCAGGCCGGCCTCGACGCCGTTGCCGCCAGTGCCTTCCTTCTCGCCCTTGGCCGGCGCATGCGTGGCCTTGTCCTTGAGCATGTTCACGCCAGCCTTCCGATACTGCTCGGCCAGCATCTCGCCCGAACCCTTGTCATGCTGTAGTCCGTCATGCGGCCAGGCCACTGGAATCCACTTGCCTTTGGATCCGATCGCCACTGCATGAATGGTCGGCGTGGCCTCGCGAACCCGGTAGCAATCGTAGATATGCACCGTGTCCGTATCCCGGTCCCAGGCCATCCACACCGCCGCGGTTGGGTGATCCCATCCGAAATCCAGCCCACAGATGCGCGGCCAGTGCGCCGGCAGCGTCACGGCAGGTTCGCGCAGCACCTCTTCCGGCACCGGGAAGATGCGCCCGGATCCAAGTGTCGGGATACCCATCGACCTGGCTTCGCGCTCATGCGCCGGGTAACTGGCGATGATTGCAAGGCGCTGCTCGGGCGTGTAGTGCTCGGCATCCTCGATCGTCATTGTGGTGACGTGCGTGCCGCGCACTTTTTCCACCAGGAACCGCCGGACCGTTTCCGACATGCCCAACAGCGGCGTGAACGTCAGCCACACGATGCCCTGCGTGGCATTCGTCCGGGTCAGCCCTTCTATATAGATGGCCAGCGGCGGTTCTTCGTCAAACCACACGAAGTTCAGGGTTTCGCCCTGCCACCGCTCCCGGCCCTGGTCGTAGGTCTTGATCGTCAGCCGGCTGATCCCGCCGGTGATGTGCCGCACGGTGATCGTTTCCACCGCATCCGCGACACCGTGACTGGCGCGCTTGATGTCGATGATGCAACTCTTGGGGATCGCGCCAGTGCCCCACTCGCCCGGCTTGCCCAGCAACAGGCGTTGCACCGTGTCTCGAGTGCTTTGGCTGGTCAGCGAGCCCGCCCAAGCGGTTGTCGGCGCTTCCCAGCGGATGCCGTCCCACCAGTCCGGATACAGCCCGGTCAAGTGCATGGCGGCTTCAAACGAGCCCGCCACAGTCTTTCCCAACTGGTTGCCGGCCATCAGCAGGCGTTCGCGGACATCCTCATCGGCGCCGGCCGCGTGAAACTCCAGCTGCTTGGCGTAAGGTCGGTAGTCAGCCAGCCGGTTCTCGGCCAGCTTGTTCCGCACCTCAGTGGCGAGTACTGCCAGCGCTTTCGGCGACAGGCTCTCGATTTGGCGAGAGAGAGCGGATAGCGTCATGCAGTTGCCTCAATTCTTCGTGTTCCAGGCCATCCAGCGGCCCGGTGCGGACCTCGGCGCGGTCGATGAACATGCCCAGTTCCTTGCCGATCAGGCCCAGCGCCTGGTTCGCCGCCGGCAGGTTCTGCTTGCACTGGCCGGTCGGGTTGCCTTCGTTGTCGAGCACCAGTTCAGGCGCCTTGGCCATCTTGACCACTTCGACAAGCTCCTGAAGCACCCAGGCCTTGTTCACCGCAGCCTTTTCAATCGCCCGTTCGCGCGATGGCTGCTCGACGGCTTTGATCAATTCCTCGATGCGAGCAGCGACATCAGCAACTTTGAGCAAACGGTTAGCAGATTGCGCTGCACCATGCTCAGAATAGCCGCAAATTACATACGCTTTGGGAGGAGATTCCCCTTTTGCTAACAGTTGCGCAAAATGCTCATGTTTTGCGTTGCGAAGCATCGGCACGGCATCACCTCGAGCCAGCGCGGCCAGCGGCGTCGTTGGCCACCATCACCAGTGCCCGGGCCTGTGCCACATCCATCATGGGCAACACGGCCGGCTCGATCGCTTCGACCTCGCGCCTGACATCGGCCGCTTCCCGCATCTTGGTCAGGGTTGCCTGCAGTTCGGCGTTGGCCGCAGCCGGCAGGTCTTCGCTCATTGCGGCCGTCAGCTCGCCCGTCGTGTCGCCGTGAACGGTGGCGCGCGAGCGCTGCTCGGCGATCTGATCCATGAATTTGCAGATCATGATCACGGCTTCGTGGGCCATGGATCCGACCTGATACCCGCCTTCGTAGTCGGTCGACAGGTTGAAGGAGCCTTCGCCGGCATCCTCCAGGGTGATGGTTGCTTTGCTCATGTGGTTGTCCTTCGTGGTTACATCGGGGGTTTGCCGCCCATTGGCGGGGTGCTGGGTGCTTCTTGGCGCAATCCGGCCTCGAACTGGCTTTGGGCGCCGCCGGATACCGGGTTCTGCTTGA